GAATTGAGTTCGTCCGTGACCCGAACCCACCGGCCCGCTGTCCAATACTGACGCGCCGCCATCCACGCGATCGACAGCAAATCACGATTCCACATCCGCAACGTATCCGCGATCGGCTCGTGCGCCGCCGCGCCGCCCGCCTGCTGCGCGAGGATGGCCCTACCGGACAGTTCGCGCGGATCGGTGCCGCTCATCGATGCGTTCGGCCCGCTGGCCTGCATTTCGGCCGTCGCGTGCTGGAGCAACTGAAACTGGCCGACAGCCAGATCGTTGCCTCTGTCGATCTCGAATTTCATGCCTGGGTTGACAACGATCACGCCGTCGGGCCGCGCCACTTCCCGCCGCGCCTTGTCTATGTCCGCGACCGCTCCGTCTTCCGTCACCACCTGGGCGACAGACAACAGGTGTAGCGCCTTACTGCGACGTTTGTTGACCTCATCTTGCATACTGATCAGGTCGCGCACCATGCCGTAACGATTATTCTCGCGGTCAATGTGCGCGCTGGTCATGCGAAGGCCGCAGGCCGACTTGCCCTTGGCGTCGAGAAACGGCGACTTCGTGGGCTCCGCCAAAAAGCCGACGCGGGTGTAGGTCGAGACCCACCACTCATTTCGCTCTTGCCAATGGCATTGTACGACGCGAATGCGCTCTCGCTTGCTGTCGCACCACACGATCTCGTGCGGCCGGTCGCCGTAGCTTCCGGTCTGCGTCTGGAACGTATCGGAGATCAGGTCTTCCGCGTCGGGCCACGTTTCGACGGCTTGCTCGCGATCCATCCAGATCACGATGCCGCGATGACGCGCGTCGCTAAAGTCCAGCCGGCGCGAATGCGGGTCCCACCACAGCCGATCGAACGGCACTTGCTCGAACGTGATATCCGCGCCGCCCTTGCCGTCGTCCACGAGCACGATCTCGGCGCCGCCGACGCCTTCCACCATGAGGTTTTCATAAACATCGCTGCGGATCAGCGGGAGGTTGTTATCGTCGCTCATGTAGCGCAACGCCTGCGTCGCCGCGTCGGCCTTGTCCTCGTCAACGGGATTGCGCGCGAATGCTTTGGGGTCGGTCCTCGATTTCCTCTCAAGACCGCACATAAGTTCCACTTTGCGGCTGACGTAATTGATCGTGACCTCGGGCTGGCCCCTCAGCTTCAGCGCCTCTTTCTCGGCGGATGACCACTGGTATCCGTCTTTGTAATCCCTGTCCCTCTGCGACCATTTTCTGCCATCATCGGTCGCGCGCTCGCTGTCCTCGAACCACTGGACCATGCGCGCGTGCAGATCGTCCAGGTCACGCGGGTAGCGATCGTCCGCGATGCCTGGACCGCCCTTCGGCCGCGATGCCTCGGCGGCCTCTGGATCGGTCGGCGGGTCGGGATAGAGGGACTGGCTCATGTGCTGGAGTCCGTGATGAGGCCGAACCCGGCCAGCGTGGTCAGCAGCGACGCCAGCGCCGCGTTGCCCGCCTTGGCGCCCGTCACGGCGGCGGGCGGCAGGCCACCGTTCCCGCCCACCGCGTTCCCGGTCAGTAGGTTGGATGGATCAACCCAGACACCAGACGGCGGAAGGCCAAGATACTGAATGGCCCATTGCTGCGTCTTGCCCGTGGCCCGTGTGTCGGTGATGACATTGTTCACGAAACGGATGTTCTTGATCGGCGGCGACGATCCGGCGCTAACACCTATTCCCACGCCGAACAAATTATCCGTGATGACGTTCCCGGTAATCGCGATGTCCTCGCACGGAAGCGGTGTCGCGTCGGAACTGGCGAACAAGGAAAAACCCGCCGCGCCGCAGTTTCGGATACTGTTGTTCGATATGACCACTTTCAGGACACCGGGAAGGTCGAGGCCATTCCCCGACATTTTGTTGATGCTGTTCCCCTCGATGACCATATCCGTGCAACCGTAGCCGAAGACGGCGGCCGGATAATCCGGATACGAAACGGTATCCTGCTGTAGAACGGTGTTGCGGAAGATGTTGTCCGCGATCAGAACGTCGTGGATGAGGCTCATGTTTATGCAATCCAGGCCAACGTCGAAAAATCCGCAATCGATGACCTTGGTACGGAACCCCCAGGTCACGTTATCGCCGTTGGTGTTGCTGAACGCCTGTTTGCGATCGGCGGCAAGGCCCGTCGTCTGCCAGTGATTGCCGATATTACGGAACGTGCAACCACGCGCCGTCAGATCGTTGTTGCCGGAGCCGTTGAACGCGACGCCGCGTGTGTTCTGGAACGTCACCTGATCGAGCGTCAGCCCGCTCACCCGGTAAGCCTGCGTGACGATGCCGCCGTTGGCGAAGTCTTTCCCGCCGCCGTCGAAGATCAGGCCATGGATGAGCATGTTGCTGGTGTTGGCTGTCTCGAACAACAGGATCGGCGCGGTGCTGGTGGCTGTCGGCGCGATCGTCACCGTGCCAGGATAGGCCCACCACGTTTGATTTGATGCCGGCAGGACCGAGCGCGAAAGCAACAGCTTCGTGGGAGACGGCGGGAAGTATAACACCGAACCCGCACCCGCCGCCGTGGCGAGTGCCTGCAACGCGGCGTAATCGTCCGTAACGCCGTCCATCATCACGCCATGCAAAAGCACATTGAGCGTGTTGGCTTGCGACACCGCGCCAGCTCCGGCGATGGCGGCGTTCAGGTCGTCAGCGAGCAGCGCGTCCCCAATCTGCCATGGATAACCTGGAGGCATGTGCTACACTCCAGCGGGTGCGGAGGGCGCTACGAACGCCCTCGCGCATCCTAACCAAAAGCAAGGATATGACCCATGCCTAAGGCTTTTATTACCCTGCCATCGGCGGAGTATCTTAACCAGTGCTTTGAATATGAGTCCGTCGCCGGCGAACTTCGCTGGCGCAGTCGGCCACGCGAGCACTTCACAAGCCTCCAAAGTTGCATGTCGTGGAACGGGAAATGGGCGGGCCAGATTGCTGGACGGCTGTCCGTAAAGGGCTACTGGCAGGTATGCCTTGATAACCGCCGTTTTTATGTTTCCCGCATTATCTACAAAATGCATTACGGGATTGATCCTGAATGGATTGACCATAAGGATCGCGACAGAACGAACAACACGTTGGAAAATATACGCTCGGCAACCATGCTTCAGAACAACAGGAATATGGTTAAGAAAGTAGGAGTTTCCGGTCTTGTTGGCGTAACCAAGAGCCGCAACCGGCGGTTTATCGCGATGATCCGAGATCACGCGGGGGGAAAGCGTTTTCTCGGCACATTCAATACCGCTGAGGAAGCCCACGTCGCATATCGCGAAGCCTCGATCCGCATCCATGGAGAATTTAGCCCCTTTCATCACTAAGGATGACCCGGTCATATCGTCACCGCCTGCATTTCTGCGTTGGAGACATGATTGTCGGACCGCCCGCCCGCGTGACGGCGACCGTTGTCGTGGGAATGTAGGATGTCGCGAACCCGCCCGCCTCGAATTGGGCACCCCAGGCGTAAACGGTTTCCGCGGGCGTGCTGGTTTGCGCCACGTCACGAAGGTCCGTGCCGATGACGAACGCCCAGGAACCGGTTGTCAGCGCGGGCGTGACAAAACTAAAACGTTGCCATTGCGTCGTCAGTGTCAGGCGCGGCGACGTAAACCATGGCGCCCCGCCCGGCTCGACACCGAGGTAGATTTGCTCCCCGCCAACGGCGCCTTTCAAATACACGCTGCACGCATAAGGCACGGCGGACGCGGTGGTTGACAAAAACCACCCGCTGTTCGCACCCGCTCCCGTGACGGCGGGATACACAAGCCGCGTTCCCGTCGTCGTTCCATCCGGCGCGATTGTATTGTTCGCTGTCGCGACGGGAGCCGCGGCCCCGGTGCCAAAGCCTCCCCATGGCGCGATGCCAACAGTCGATTGCACGATTAAATTCGTCCGCGCTTCCTCCGGCGCGTCGGTCACGCATTGGCCATACGCCGACGCGGGAAGCGCGGCGCCAGCGACCAACAGTGAGCGTCGGCTGATCACCATTCCCGCGCCGCGAACGCCTGCGCCGTGGTCGCGCCAATTATGCTGTAAGTCTGGCCGGATGCGGGATTCATGCACAGGAACTGCTGATTAACCGGAATCAAAATCGATGGCGGACCCGCGACCGCTGTCGCCGTCTCGGACACCCACAGACTGCCCAGCGATTGGTTCTGGATCATGCAGCCGCGGCGGCCAGGGAACGCCGGGAGGACGACCTGTGCGGTGCCGCCCGTGGTGATAGTGCCGGATCGGTCGGCGTAGGTGAGGGCCTGCGCCCACGCCGCCGATGGCGACATGAGGGCGGCAAGGATTAGCAGGCGGATCATGTGCCGTCTCCCTCGATGACGTTACGTATTGAGTGTTTGCTGGCGGTTTCCATCGCGTCGGCGAGCAAATCCCGCAGCCAATCGCGATCAACTTTGTAGCCAAGGTCTTCGGCCGCGATCATCGCCGCGTCGGCCCACTTGTCGGGATCGGTGCCTACCTCGCGCTGGAACGCCGCGCCGCTCAGTGATCGGTAGTCGGTCATTGCGTCTGGCTCCGCCTCGTTACCGTCTCAGCGCGATATCGCCCCTTGATGAATGAAACCGCCTGATGGGTAATGCCCAGGTCAGTGGCTATCTTTTTTCCCAGTTCGCCACGGTCCAGACGAGCGATAATGATTTTAACGCGCTCGCTTGGCGGTCCATGCGGCCGGGGAGGATGCGCCGGCCGCCCGCGCTTACGTCTGGGAAAAGAATAGAGCGGTGGTCTTCCGCGTTTTCTGCTCACGCCACCCTCCAGTCGCGCAACTCTTCGGCGTCCCGATTGAACGCCGCGTCCCAACTGTCGCGGGGCGGCGGCTTCGGCCTGTCAGGCGCGATCTCACGCCACGCGAGAGACATATATCTCATTGCATCCGCGGAATGACTAGACCAGTCGTGTTTTGGCCGATCGGAAAACACCTTGGCGCGCTCGTCGAACTCCGCGTGATACGCGCGCAACGCCTCCAGCCCTTCGTGGCAGTTCGACGCGTCGAACCACGTTTTCGCCAACGTCACCCTGGCGGCGTTGATGCCGTCCATGATGGACAGCTTGCGGACAATCCACGGGTGGCGGCCGGATAATGCTTTCATCGTCTCGAAGATCGAACGCCCGGTGCCAAGCTCGCGCGCCATCGCGTCGTGCGGTAAGTAGTCTCGACCGTATTGATACGGCTTCGACTTCAATACCTCGACGTAATGACCAAGCGCGAAGCCGGACGCCTCGTAATGATCGATGACGTGCAACTCGGAGCGCACGATCTGGAAGAACCAAATGGCCGTGCTGTCGCCGATGCCGATATCCCACGCGGTATGCACGGGGATCGCCGGATCGTAAGGCACGCTGGTTATGCGGCCGGCTGTTTCCGCGTCGGCCAGTTCTTTGCCAAAGTATGAGCCGAGGATCGCGGCATCAAATGAACATTGGAACTCTTGCGCATACTGCTCGGGCGTTAACATCGCCGCCATGTCGTCGAGTTCGGACTGCGGCAATATCTCCGTCTCGCTCGCGCGCAACACCAGCGAGAACCAATCGGGGTCGTTCTCGGCGTGGCTGTGAACACGCCAGAAGTCGTTGCGCCCGCGCGGTGTGCCAATGAACACCGCCCAGCCGTGGCGATCGGCGAGCGCCGGGCGAATAACCTCGGGCCACGCACGCGGCGCCATATCCGCGTATTCGTCTAAGACACAACCATCCAAGAAGATGCCGCGCATCCTGTTGTAGTTGTCCGAGCCGTAGAGACGCACGCGCGCCCCGTTGGCGAACACCACCATCAGGTCGGACTCGCGCTGCTCCACGCCTGGGATGCTGGCGGTGAAACGTTTCAGATACAGCCACACGCTGTCCTTCGACTGCGCGTATGTCGGGCTGATGTAGGCGAACCGCGCGTCAGCGTTGGTCGATCGCAGCGCCGCGTCGATGAGGTCCATGATGCACGAGACGGTCTTGCCGGCGCGGCGGTGCGCGACGATGCAGGCCCAGCGCTGCTTGCGCGCGTGGAACGGCCTGAAGTGTGGCCGTGCTTCGTAGCCGAGGTTGACCCTAGCGAGTTTCACGGTCGCCGCGATCAACGCCGGTAATGATCATGACGGGGCCACCGTCTGGGCCGGTGTGCGCGGTAACGGCGAGATCTGGGATGGTTTTGCGAAGTAAACCGAGGGCGGCACGGATCTGGCCATCGGTCATTTCCACCGTCTTGTGCGGGCACGATGGATCGGTTTGGCCTAACGCGAAGAAATTCAATCGTTTTACAAGCTGGGTGGTCTGGATCGCGGCCCGCGACAGGTCGTCGTTTCGCTTCATCAGTCGCGCGGCCATGAGGTCATCTCATTCCTGATACAGTGCGTTCCTCATTCCCCGCTACCACGCTCTACCGCTCCACGCAATGCTCCACGCCAGTCCTGCCGCTCCACGCGCTGCTCCACGGGGTGGATCGGACCCAATGCGCGTTGTGTTACGCTAATGTGCGATTAAGGTAATTTGTGCCTGTTATGCCGCATCGGATTGGAACTGGCGTTTACTCCGTGCGTCAGCCGATGCGACTAGCGGCGGGAGTGCGCTTGTGAGGGCGCTTCCGCCGCGCGGCCACCTGATAAATCGTCCGTTTGGTGGCGTCTCATGGATTTGTATGACGCTCGCGGACATGATTCGAGGCGGCGGGGCTTAGGTTGGCAGACCGAAAACCCCGGTTGTTCTGGTCACTCCCGACCGGGCTGCCCCGTCGCTCCCATTAAAATATTCCGCATCGCCCAAAATAACTCTTGCATCCCTGTTCCGGTGCGGTTAAAACAAATCATCGAAACCGAGGGACACAGAGACATGACCATGAACACGAAAATTTCAGCCCGCATCCTGATCCTGGTTCAGAGCGGCATGACGTTGCCTCGGGCGTTCGACGCGGTTCTGGGCGCTGGCTCCTACGCGAAGATGGCGGGCGAGCTCTACGACGCCCTCCGCGCCTGACGCACCACGCGGGGCCTCCGGGCCTCGCTCCCATTTCATCGAGGACACGAACATGAGCGAATTACCCGAAAACATGGTGCCGCGGATATTGCAAGACATACGCCGCGGCCTCGCTGATCAGCGGACGTTGCTGCTGTTGTTGGTGGAACAAAGCCAACGGCATGATCGGTCCATTCAGGAGGTTCGCCGCGACATGCGGGAGATCAAACGGGACATCCACGAGGTCAAGGACGATCTCGTCTTGATGCTCAAGGCCGAGCTGATGGGCCGCATGGGTAATTTTGAGTCCCGCTTCGAGGCGCGGCTTGAGGCGCTCGAATCCCAGACGGGGGACGCCCCATGAGCGGCCTGGACGCGCCGGAGGCTGTCACCCACCGGACCGAGGCGCGTAGGCCGCGTGGACGGCCTCCAGGGGCCGCCGACAGGGGCGATGCGCCCGAGCGGCTGACGGCTGCCCTCGCGGCGCTGCGGTGGGACCGGGGCGTCATGGGAGCGGCGGTGGGCCGGTCGCGGCAGGTGGTGGCGTCGTGGTGCGACGGGCGGGGGATATGCCCGCCGGCGGTGTTGGCGTGGGCGGAACGTAGGGCACGGGCCATGATAGACGATCCGCCGCCGAGGGTCGGAATATGACGTCGGAGGCGGCGATCCGCGCCGCCGAGGGCCGCGTTCACGACGCGGAGAATCAGTTGCTCCGGGAGCGCATTGATCTTGCGGCACTGAAGGTCGAGGACCCCGAGGCATTGGCGTTGGTGCGAGACATGGTGTTGTTCCTCGCCCCTCACAGGCGTCCCAGCAGCATCAGGATGAGGATGACCACCAGCACGAGGCCAAGCACGCCGGACGGCGCGTAGCCGTAGTTCCAGGCCCGCGCGTAGGGCCATGACGGCAGCCCCGCGATGACGAGGACGACCAGGACGATCAGCAGCAGCGTGACGACGTTCATGGGTTGGTTTCCTCCAGAACGCGGGATGGCTCACGCGTGGCGTATGGATTCTCGCGGTGCGGTATGACCCTAAAACGGGGGTCTTGCTCCAAGGCGGTCCTGGCGTAGGCGACGAGGCTACGAACCGTGTAGCACGGAACGCCCCCGCGCCACGCCTCGATTGGCCCATCAGGCATCCCGGCGCCGATTATGACGCGGGCCAACTTCCTCGCGGCACATGATTTCAGGGACCGGGCGTGGTGTTCGCCGCTCGAGGCGAGGTCCGCGCCTGTTTTGGGTTCGGTGGCGATTTCGAAGCGGTAACTCATGGGTTGGGTTCCTCCGGTTGGTCTGTGACTGGCTCCAGATCCTCGGCGCGCAGCCAGGTGGTGCGA